TAAGCCTATTACTAGAGCAGGGAGTGCATCTGAAGGTGCAGCGAGTAGATTGTCAAATGCTGTATCTAAAGGATTATCTTCAGCTACTAGTGGGTCTAGAGCTTTAAGTGCATTGAGTAAAGCTGCTCCTATTGTAGGTCGTGGAGCGGCTGGGTTAGCTGCAGCACCTGTACAAATTGCTGCTGGGGCATTGATGCCTAGTGATTTAGAAAAAGATGAAACGCCTTATAAAGGGCCTAAAGATTCTTACACAGCTACAAGCGCAAAAGATAGAGCTGCTGAGTTAATGGGTCAACCTAAAGCAAAAGCATCAACCCCTGATGTAGAGATTAAAGCGTCTGCATCAAAAACGCCAGCAGCAAGTAAACCTGCATTAAAGTCAGGTACTAGTAAACCTAAAGGTCCTACTGAAGGTGACCGTGCTAGAGCGGCGTTAAAAGAGTTTAGAGATTGGAATGCTTCTCGTGCGCCGTTAGATTCAGACGCTACTACAGCAGAAGACATGAATACTCAAGGTAAGCTTGATGCTGTTGAAAATGTAGACGGTATGAAAAAAGGCGGCATGACTAAACGTCCACCTAAACCTGCTAAGAAAGTACCAGCTAGAAAGTTTGCATCAGGCGGAAATGTATCACGTACATCGGCTTCTAAACGTGGTGATGGTTGTGCAACTAAAGGTCATACAAAGGGTAAATACCTATGAGACCCTGTAGAGGTATGGGAGCAGTTAATCCTAAAAAACTCCCTGGACGAAAAGGTAAAAAGAAATGACAACATCGGGTACAGCAAACTTTAACCTTGATTTAGGTGACCTCGTAGAAGAGGCGTTTGAACGCTGCGGACAAGAGCTTCGCAGCGGTTACGATATGCGCACAGCTAGACGTTCTCTAAACTTACTCTTAGTAGAGTTTGCAAACAGGGGTATTAATTTATGGACAATTGAACAGTGTGCTGTACCCATTTCGCTCATACCGGGTCAAATTGCTTATGACCTACCTATAGACACTGTTGATTTACTTGACCATGTAGTACGTACAGGCACAGGGCAAAATCAAGTAGATATTAATATTTCTCGTATCTCTGAATCAACTTACTCTACAATCCCTAATAAGAATGCACGGGGTAGACCAATTCAAGTATGGATTAACCGCCGCACAGGAGCAACTTACCCTGACGGTGCAACTACAGTTACTAAAGCTCCACAGATTAATATATGGCCTACACCAGACCAAGGCACAGTCGAAGCACCTTATTATTACTTTGTTTACTGGCGACTACGCAGGATGCAAGATGCTGGAAATGCAGTAAACACACAAGATATCCCGTTCCGTTTATTGAATGCGATGGTAGCAGGATTAGCTTTTTATCTTAGTATGAAGCTTGCTGGCGTAGACCCTACGCGTATCCAAATGCTTAAAGGGGAGTATGAGCAACAGTTAGACTTGGCACTCTCAGAAGACAGAGAGAAAGCGAGTAATCGGTTTGTTCCACGGATTATGCACGTTTAAATATGTCAGTTAAATACTCGTCAGGTAAATGGGCACATGGTTTCTGCGATAGATGTGGACAACGATATCAGCTTAAAGAACTTAAAAAGCTAACGATTAAAACAAAGATAACAAACATTCTATGTTGTCCGTCTTGTTGGGACCCTGACCACCCACAGTTACTTCTTGGACTTTACCCTGTGTACGACCCACAGGCATTGCGTAACCCGCGCCCTGATACAAGTTATTATCAATCGGGCTTAAATACGTTACAATACCCAGAAGACGGAAGTCGTGTATTTCAATGGGGCTGGGCGCCAGTTGGTGGCGCTTCACAGTTTGATGCAGTACTTACACCTAATTACCTTGTTGCCATCGCGTCTGTTGGCACTGTTACAATCACAACTTAGAGAACTACCATGACAGGCAAAATTAAAACAGAACCTACTCCTAAAGTAGCAGGCTATCCACAGACAGGTATTAAAACGTCTGGTGTTAAAACTCGTGGAAACGGCGCTGCAACGAAAGGTAAAATCGCACGCGGACCGATGGCATAAGCTATGACTTACGCAGAACTGGCAGCAGCAATTCAAGACTATGTAGAGAACACGTTTTCTACTGCGCAAGTTAACCTCTTTATTCAAGAGGCGGAGCAGCGTATTTACAATTCAATACAGCTTCCAGACTTGCGTAAAAACGTCACGGGTATAGTTACCCTACACAATAAATACCTGCAATGCCCGAATGATTTTTTATCGGCTTACTCTATTGCGGTTATTGACCCTACATCCGGTGAGTACACCTACCTTTTAAACAAAGACGTTAATTTTATCCGCGAAGCTTACCCAAGCCCAACAAGTTATGGGACGCCTAAGTATTATGCTATCTTTGGACCGCAGTCTAATGATATAAACGAATTGACGTTTATCTTAGGGCCTACACCTGATGTGCAGTATGAAACAGAGCTTCACTACTTCTACTACCCGCCTTCTATTACAAGTGAAGAGTCTGGTGGTAATACATGGCTAGGTGAAAACTTTGACTCTGCGTTGTTATACGGTTCTATATTAGAAGCATATGTATATCTTAAAGGGGACGCCGAGATTATGACTCAATACCGTCAACGCTACGAAGAAGCTATGAACTTACTCAATACATTAGCTACGGGCAAAGACAGAGGTGATGCGTACCGTAACGGTCAAGCAAGGATACCTGTTAGATGATAGTACAAGGCCAAACAACTAGCTTTAAAAAAGAGCTTTACGAGGCTATCCATAATTTCACTACGGATACGTTTAAAATTGCTCTGTACACCGCTAACGCTACTTTAAATCAAGATACTATTGCGTATACTGCTACAGGTGAGATTTCAGGTGCTGGGTATACGGCAACAGGACAAACGCTTTTAAACCCTGTAGTCAGTTCAGCAAGTGGTGTTGCGTATATCAGCTTTGATAATATATCGTGGACTTCAGCAAGTTTCACAGTACGTGGCGCGTTGATATATAATAGCTCTAAAGCTAACCGCTCTGTCGCTGTACTGGACTTTGGTAGCGATAAGGTAACAAATTCAACTTTCACAATAACTTTTCCAGCGAACACAAGCACTTCAGCTATTATTCGCTCATCCAATTAGGGGCATACAATGCAATCAGAAAAAATTAATCCTGTTGACGTTAGCGGCGCTGAGATTGCTCGCGCTGGTGATATGCAGGAACAAATCAAAGTTAAAGGTCACTACGATGTTGTCTGTGTAGGTTTAGATGGCGCTACTAAATGGGTAGACGCAATTGAAAACTTAGTGGTAACTGTAGGTAAAAATGACTTGTTAACGCAGTATTTTAAAGGTACCTCTTGGACGGCTGCATGGTATATGGGGCTTGTTGACGGTGCATCAGCGCCTACTTATGCGGCGGCAGATACGTTAGCTTCTCACGCTGGTTGGACTGAAAGCACAGCTTATTCTGGTACTAACCGTATTACTGTTGGGTGGGGAACCGCGTCTGCTGGGTCACTTTCATCTACTTCAACAACTTTTAGTATCAATGGTACAGCCACTATTGCTGGCGCTTTAATGTGTCAGACGCAAACACGCGCTACCACAACAGGTGTACTTTACTCAGCAGGGAGTTTTACTGGCGGTAACCGTAGTGTTGTTTCTGGTGACTCGTTGCTTGTCACATTCACCGCATCAGTTTAGGAGAGTATCATGGCTGCAAGTTTTAAAGTAGGTCAAGAAGTTAAAGTAGTAAGTCCTGTGCCACAAGGTGTTGTTAGCGCACTTAGTGTTAACCAAGAAGGCGACATTCAGTATTTAGTAGCTTGGACTGACGTAAATAACGCATCACAAGAACGCTGGTTCTCAGAAGACGATTTAGTCGAGGTATAGTATGGCTTTAGTAATAGCTGATAGAGTTAGAGAGACAACCACCACAACTGGTACAGGAGCTGTTACATTAGCAGGTGCGGTTACGGGCTGCCAAGCTTTCTCATCAGCTATTGGTAATGGTAATACAACATACTATACAATCGCCGACCAAGGTGGACCTAACTGGGAAGTAGGGCTTGGTACTTATACATCAGCGGGAAATACTCTAGCGCGAACAACGGTGTATTCATCTAGTAACTCGGGTAGTTTAGTTTCGTTTACTGCTGGGGCTAAAGATGTGTTTGTGACGCTTCCATCACAAGTGACGGTACCGATTGCAAGCCCTACATTTACAGGGACAACCACCATTGCAACAGTTAGTGCAATGACGTTAGGTGGTGATTTAACGGGCGGTGATTATTTACTGACTCGAACGATGTATAAAGATACTGGTTGGGTTTACTATAACAGCAGTACCACAGCAGCTTTAATTTTTACTAATGGGTCACAGCAACGCTGGGCACCAACGGCTTCAAGCAGTCCTACACTAACGATTACTAATTGGCCTCCATCGGGTAACTTAGGTGAGCTTTTAATTGAAGGGGTTAACTTAGGCGCAGCAGGTACGATTACATGGCCGACTATTAACTGGATTACGTCTACTGGTGCAACAACAACGACATTTTCTTCTAACGGTGTAACTTTGCAAACATCAGGTACAGACTGGTGTTTACTTTGGACTCGCGATGCGGGCACAACCATATATGGGAAGTTTGTGCGATGACTATGTTATCTAGGTTTGCAACTACTGGCGGCGGCGGTGACCCTTATTGGAATAACGTGTCATATTTGCTTGTAGGGAACGGCGCGAATGGTACGACTACTAATATCAAGGATTCATCTAGTAAGAATTTAACTACTACTATTACAGGTAATACTGTAATTAGTACAGCTAAAAGTAAATATGGGAGTGGGTCAGTTTTATTCGATGGTGCTAATGATTATTTACAGGTAACTAATAATTCTGCCCTTCAGTTCGATAGTCAAAATTTTACGATTGAAGGATGGTATTATGCAATAACCGCACCAGCTAACTCAGTTATTATATGTAAATGGTCGGATAGTAATATGCATGAATGGTTTTTGGCTAATGTAGGAGGAGTATTAGGGTTTTATTGGTCGACTACAGGGAGTTCATATTCATCAATCGGTTCTGGTGCAATGCCTATATCTGGGTGGAACTATATAACTGTTGTAAGAAACGGTAATACTATTTCGTTATATAAAAATGGCGTTTTAAATGCATCAGCTACAGTAACTTCACCGTTGTATGTGGGCTCAGCTCCCGTCACCATAGGTACTAACGGTGAAGTTATTTCTGGATGGGGGTTTAATGGTTATTTATATGATGTTAGACTAACAAAAGGCGTAGCTAGATACACATCTAACTTTACGCCTCCAACAGCACCGCTGCCAATAGGATAAAAACATGAAAATAGCCATAATTGAAAACAGTCAAATCCTATCTCATGGTGAGCATACAGAGGTGTTTCCTAACGTATCGTTTCCACCAGAAGGTCTTAATTTAATGTGGGCGCAAGAGCGCAATGCGTATCAGATACAGTCTGATAAAGCACATTTACAAACAGAAAAACTCACTTCAGTTGAGCCATATATTGAAGGTGGTGTAGTATTTGACGTGGTTGTTGAAGCTAAAACACAAGATGAGCTAGATGCTGAGAAAACACAAAAAGCCAATGAAGTACGTTATAAACGCAATATGCTACTCACACAATCAGACTGGACACAATTAGCTGATGCACCTGTTGATAATTTAGCGTGGGCGGTTTATAGACAATCACTGCGTGACATTACCCTGCAAGCAGGGTTTCCTTTTACTGTAGACTTTCCAGTAGCACCGTAAGCTTATGTTTGGGTTATTAGCTTTTGCAGAGTACCCGTTTGCACAGCTACCCAATAGCGGCCCACTTATTATTGAAGTTGGTGTTTTAGAAACACTGACAGCTACCGATTTATATCTTGGCACCGATAACCACGCTTATTTAACAGAGTCACTTACTACTACAGATAGCTATTCTGGCGGTATTAATTATTCTGTTTCAGTGTCTGAATCAGTTACTGCATCTGATGTTTATCAGACTCCATTTGATGAAGTAGCTACGTTATTTGGCTTCACTGCTTTTGCACAGGCACCAATTGCTGGACTTACTATTGTCCCAAGCACCTTTAAAGTAGTTGACCTTCTTGAATCACTTACTGCAAGTGATAGTGTTAATGCCTTAATTTATTATGGTGCGGTTGTTTCTGAATCAGTAACAGCTTCTGATTCGTATGCAGGCTCTACGCCTATTAACCGGGTGGATGTAGCTGAAACGGTTACTGCATCGTCTACTGTTGACGGTATATCAGGTAATATTGGAAGTATTGAAGAAACAATAACAACAGATGATGTCTTTGCTTCTATAGGTACATCACGCGCAGATCAACCAGAAAGCTTAACAGCAACCGATAGTAGTATAGGTGCATTAGCGCAATCAGCCCCAGTGGTAGAAACAGCAACACCTACAGATGAATTTACTAATACGTTTAATCGAGCTGGGTTAATTACAGAAGCTGCGCCTGTCACTACCGTATATAGCTCAATTAGTGGTACTCAGCTAACGCTTACAGAAAGCGTGACAGCAACAGATACGTTTGATAATGGTACACCCTTTGATGTAAATGTAGTTGAATACGGCACACTTGATGACGTATATGAGTTTTCGTCCAATGTTTATTTAGATATTACTGAAACCGCAACGGCGTCTGACGACTATACAATAGGCACAGTACCTATTATGGGTTATGTAGTTGAGTCTTTAACCTCAACTGATGCGTATAGCGCAGCGGGTAGTACCTATAATGTGACGTTCTCTGAGAGTGTTACGTCTACTGATTTATATGCCGCATCAGGTTCAACATACTATGTGGCGGTGTCAGACACCGTAATTTCAACAGACGCTTACACAATAAATTTAGAATATATTGCCGCATACCAAGAAGCCCTAACAGCACTTGCGTCTGAAACAGGAGATGTCACGAAACCTGTAGCGCTTACAGAGACCATTACTTTATCGGATAGCTATGCGGTAGCAGCTTATTTATATGCTTACTTAGATGCACCACTAGTAGGTATCGATGGGTATAGTGCAGCGGGTAGTACGTATAATGTATCTTTATTAGGGCAAGGTGTTGCAGAGGACACTTATTTCCCAAATGGTACATCTAATGTATTTATTACTGAGACGCTCATAGCAACTGAAGGTACCTTTGTAGGTCGCCTGCTTTGGGAACAAATTGACGATACACAGACTGCAAATTGGGGTAATATATCTACCATACAAACTGCTAACTGGGCATCGATTACTACAACACAAGACGCAATTTGGACACCCATTAACACATTAGGTTAAAAACATGACAACAGCTTATACATCACTTTTAGGATTAGCTCTCCCCGTTGACGGGGAGCTTACTGGTACTTGGGGGCAGGTAGTTAATAACTCTATTACCTCTCTTCTTGATACCGCTGTTGCGGGAACTGCAACTACTTCAGTAGCGTCTGCTGATTGGACTCTATCTACAACATCGGGTGCAGCCAATGAGGCACGAGCCGCTATTTTAAGGCCTACTGGCTCACCTGGTGTGTTGCGTAATATCATCGCACCTAGTCAAAGCAAAGCTTATATTGTTCAAAACCAGTCTAATGCAGCAGTTGTTGTTAAAGGGTCCGCTACAACAGGTGTAAGTATTGCTGCTGGTAAAACAGCTCTAGTTGCTTGGAACGGATCAGACTTTATTGAGATTACGCCCTCTACTATATCAAGCACGCTTCCCGTTGCTACTGGTGGTACGGGTGCAACAACACTCACAGGTGTTTTAAAAGGTAATGGTACAAGTGCCTTCACAGCAGCTACGTCTGGCACAGATTATAGTGCGGGGACTTCTGCTTTAGCTACGGGTATTTTAAAAAGCACAACAACAACTGGTGCATTGACGATTGCTGTTGCCGCAGACTTTCCAACACTTAATCAAAACACAACAGGAACAGCGGCAGGGTTATCTACTACTTTAGCTATTGCATCTGGTGGGACTAATTCAACAGCTACTCCTACGGCTGGTGGTGCAGGTTATGGTACTGGTACAGCGCACGCTTATACAGCTGCTGGAACAGCTGGTCAAGTTTTAACATCACAAGGTACGTCTGCACCTATATGGGCACCAGTTGCATCATCAGGCGGTACCGTCACTTCAGTAAGCGGTACAGGAACGGTAAGTGGTTTGACGTTATCCGGCACAGTAACCTCATCGGGCAGTTTGACGTTAGGAGGTTCAATTACTGGGTTTGTTGCAACAGGCGGTGCGTTAGGTACACCTTCTAGCGGTACTTTGTCGTCTTGTACGGTAGATGGAACTGATGCAGTTGGTTTTAGGAATATACCTATCAACAGTCAAAGCGCGGCCTACACGGCCGTGTTAGCGGATTCTGGCAAGTGTATTTTCCATCCGTCAACTGACGCTAATGCTCGGACATTTACTATTCCTGCAAATAGCTCAGTAGCGTATCCAATTGGCACAGCTATTTCGTTTGTTAATATGACTTCTCAAGTCGTCAGTATTGCAATCACAACAGATACGATGTATTTAGCTGGTACAGGCACAACAGGTACGCGCTCACTTGCTCAGTACGGTACAGCAACAGCACTTAAAATGACATCGACAACTTGGATTATTTCTGGTGCGGGGTTGACCTAATGAGTGGAATTCAACAAAACTTTGCTTATGGTCGTTCTTTTGGCCTACCACCTCCGCCAACAACAATAGGTGGTGCTTATGGGGGTGGTTTTTATGCTGGAAGAATAAATGTATCAGGAACTTTTTATAATTTAGTAGTTGCACCTAAAGCATCTGGCGAAAATATAAGTACATGGAGCGCTTCTGGAACGACAACGGGAATAACGTCTGTCATTAACGGACCAACAAACTCTGCGTCATTAGCTGCGCTCGGCGCATCATATCAAGCTGCCGTATTTGCTGAAGGCTTAACAATAGGGGGTTATAGCGATTGGTATCTACCTGCTAAAAATGAACTTGAAGTTTTATACTATAACTTAAAACCGACTACAACAGCTAATCATACTGGGTCAGGCTCAAATGCTAATGCGGTATCACCAGAGCCTATTAGCACAAACTACACAAGTGGTTCACCAGCTCAAACAAGCGCGGGTATTGGCTTTAGAACTGGGGAAACAAATGCGTTTACCTCTGGCGGGTATTGGTCTTCTACTGAGAACGATACTGGCAGCGCGTGGATACAGTTCTTCGAAGATGGATATCAGTCTCCCGGCAATAAGACCAATAGTTACTACGTCAGAGCTGTTCGAAGAATCCCTGTATAACAAAATAGGAAAACATTATGTACATACAGCTAACAAACATCGACGCAGACACAGGTATTCTTTGCACAGAAGCACCAATGCGAACTGGACCGGCACTCCCAAATGTAAAAGGCTTTCAGTTTATCTTTCAAAACGAATCTGATTTTCCTATTGCGTCAAATCCTGACGGTTCACTCAGTAAGCCGCCATTAATTTGGGGAACTTGTGATGACGATGCAGACACAACGCTTGTAGGTGTTTTAAAAGTGCTAACACAAGTTGAATTTGATGCGGATAAACAAGCAGAACATCAAGCTAGAAAACCTTATTCTTCTTGGGTAGGTGACATTGACACCATGTCATGGCAACCGCCTGTGCCTTATCCGCAAGATGACAAACGCTACTATTGGGACGAGCTAACAACTAACTGGGTTGAGGTGATAAATGAACAAAATACTTAAAGCATGGAACTATTTAATGGCTCGATTAAAAGAGCCTTCTACCTACGCAAGTGTGGCAGCACTCGCAACGATGGCGGGTGTGAATATTGATGCAACGCCTGTTGTGCATGACAGCTTAACTGCCGCTAGTGTCGTGTTTGGTATGATTGGACTGTTTGCATCAGAAGGTAAATAATATGAGCAAATACTTCAAACCAGAAGAATTTGAGTGTCACTGCGGATGTGGCGAAAAAGACGTTAATCCTAAGCTCGTAGAGCTACTTAATCGCATCCGTGAGTCGTTTGGTAAACCGATTACCGTTATGAGCGGTAGAAGATGTGAAGCACACAACACAAAAGTGGGTGGTGCAAAGCATAGCCAGCACGTCTTAGGTAACGCAGCCGACATTAAAGTAAAAGACGTACCGCCAAAAGAAGTGCAAGAATACCTCATGAAGCATTTTGATGACGAATGCAAAGGTCTTGGACGCTACAAATCTTTTACCCATATTGATGTTCGTGATGGTAAAATCGCACGCTGGAACGGATAAACAGGATTAAATTATGCCATCAATAGGCCTTAAAAAACTTGTATTTAAGTCGGGAGTTAACCGAGAGAATACCCGCTATTACACAGAAGGCGGATGGTATGATTGCGACAAGGTTCGTTTTCGTCAAGGCTCACCTCAAAAGATAGGAGGCTGGAATCGCATCTCTAGTGCTACTTTTGATGGGGTATGCCGTTCACTATGGGCTTGGGAAACACTAGGGCAAGTAACGCTTATAGGGGTTGGGACTAATACAAAGTTTTATATCTCTCGCGGAGGTAGTTACTACGATATCACTCCTATTCGCACAGCAACTAACTTAACTACGCCTTTTGCAGCAACTAATGGCTCTACTGTTATTACAGTATCAGCGCCTTCTCATGGCGCTATTAACGGAGACTACGTTACATTTAATGGTGCAACGGGTTTAGGCGGAGCCATTACAGCGGCAATCCTCAATACTGAGTATCAAATCACCTATATCAATGCAAACTCTTACACGATCTCAGTTAGCGTAGCGGCGAACAGTTCAGATACTGGGAACGGCGGAACGCCTCGTGCTGTCTATCAGATATCTGGAGGTCCAGAGTATCAAACACCAACAAGTGGTTGGGGGGCAGGGGCATGGAGTAGTGGGTCTTGGAGTACAGGCCAGTCATCAAGTGATTCACTTCGCTTATGGTCACAGAGCAACTACGGTCAAGATTTAGTCTTCGGCCCTCGCACGGGTGCAATGTATTACTATTATGCCAATAGGGGTCTTACAAGTGCTACGGCTACTATTACAATAGCGTCATCCGCTGTAGTCACGGCAACTGACCAATATACAGAAGGCGCACCAATAGTCTTTGAAACTTCAGGCGCACTTCCTACAGGGCTTAGTACAGGTACGACTTACTATATTCGCAATTACGCATCGGGTGTTTTTAATGTCTCAGCTACACCATCAGGCGCCTTAATCACTACAACTGGCTCACAGTCAGGTACACAATCTATTTCATACCGTGCAGTAAATTTAACGACTATTAACGGTGCATCAGATGTCCCCACTATTCAGAACTACATTACAGTATCCGATACTTTCCGCTTTGTATTTGCTTTTGGTGCTAATGACTACGGTGTATCTACTCAAAGTCCACTGTTAGTACGCTGGTCTGACCAAGAAAATGCCGCTGACTGGACTCCGTCTACCACTAACCAAGCAGGGTCACTAACATTAACTCGTGGTTCTCAGATTATTACCGCACTTCAAACACGCCAAGAGATTCTAGTTTGGACTGATTCTACGCTCTACTCTATGCAGTACTTAGG